AAGAGTAAATTATCCTTAATTAATCTCTTATTCATATGTTCACGTTGATACATCTCAAATAATGTTCTTTTTTGATGTGGTTTTAATTCCAAATTTATTTTATCTGGAGTATCTAAATACTGTCCAGATGGAGCAATAGTACCATATTTTGAAATATCGGAAACGATATCATCATAATCATAATGGTTATCAATTTTTAATGGAAACTTGATTTTATAGTTATCATAACTTACAGGTGTAGTATATGCATTTTCAAATTGGAATGAATTTACTTCTTCATCGGTAATTTGAAAATCATTGTTCACTAAAAAGTCTACGTTAGCTTGATTGGAGTTAACTTGCATTTTAATTTTTTTATAATCAAAATACTTAGATAATTATTTTTATCAAATTTTTTAAAAATAAAATTTTTCATGTATTTAAAGACTCTAATTCATACCATCGATGGTTACATAGTAATAATATGTACCGTCTTCTTTTTTATCTTTTGAACGGACAATATTTCTAACAGATACTGAATTTATTTTAGATTTAATTTCAGTATTATGATATTTATCAATATATCCTAATTTAATAACAGTTAATTTACCATCAACAGTACGTTTAGAATATACAGCAATTGCATTCGGGTCAACTATATTTTCAGGTTCAGGACATAAAAATATTTCTTTATCATATTTATTTGGTTTATGAGATTGAAATTTATTACCAACTAATGGTATAGTATATCCATCTTGTAAATTATTGCTTGAGGAATCCATTTTAAATATTTTGTTATAAAAAAGATAATAACAGAATATTTATCAATTTTTTTTAATTAGTTTTACCACCTCTTCTTGGTCTACCTCTAGTAGATTTAGCTGGAACTGCTGGAACTGCTGGAACAACTGGAACAACTGGAGTTTGAGTAGATGATTGAACTGATGCTGGTGTAGATTCTGGGACAGGTGTTTGTTCAACTGAACCTGCAACTGATTTTTTAGTTAATAATGCTGCTGCATAAGTACCTTCTGCTGGTTTAGAGAATTCTTGGTTTCTAGTATAATTACCTCTAGAACGATTATAATTATAACCACCTCTACCATTACCTCTTGAAGAAGAACCACGTGTATTTGAGAAACCACCTCTACCACGTGAAGATGGAGTTGCACTTTGTGGTCTATCTTGAGTACGAGTCATACATCTTAATGGTTCATTTAAACCAGTAACTGAGACTGCAAAAGTTTTACCAGAATCATCAGTTGATAAATTATATTGTACGTCTTCATTTGGTGCTAAAAAACGAAATGCATTTTCAGCATCAATATTAGATTGGTGTACGAAATAATCAGTACCATTAGAATCAGTAATAAAACCGAAACCTTTATTATTATTAAACCATTTTACTTTACCAGTATTTGTGAATGAAGACATTGTATTTATGTATAAAATAAGTATAATTATCTTTAGATAAATATTATGTTAATATTATATTAATTTATATAAATGAAAATAGAAACATCAATTAGCTCCATTTTAAAAATATTAATAATCGTCATTTTAGTTATTTTAGTTTTACATTATAAAAAATATAAAGAATTTACTGAAGAATACAAAATCGAACAACAAGAACTCGACTATGTAAAACCATATGAAATTAATAATAATTTGAACCCTCTGGTTATTACATTTATAGAAGAAATATCATTGAAAGAAAATGCTATGAAATATAAATTATATACACCATTATCATTAAAACAAGTTGAAGAAAAGGTTGATGATTCTTGGTATGAAAAGAATAGATATATAGAACAAAAACATGATACATTTTTAATAAGACCAGAAAAAGAATGTAAAATCAGTTTAATTAATCCAAAATATAAAAATTTATTCAAAAAAATGGAAACCAAAGATAATGGTAATGTATATGAAGGTATCGATGATAATTTTAAAGAAGTAAAAGAAATAGATATAATTATTCGTGATTACAATATTTTATATATTCCAAGACATTGGTTATTCCATTTTGAGGATAAGAATAATTGCACAATATTTTATAGTTCATCTTTATTAAGTAAAGTATATCAATTATAAGTCATTGAGTATAAAATAAAAGTTAATAATATAATAATATAATAAACTAATGGCAGGAGGATTATTTCAATTAGCAGCATACGGTTCTGAAAATGAATATTTAAATGGTAATCCACAAATATCATTTTTTAGAATGGTATATAGAAGATACACTAATTTTGCTATGCAATCTATGGAAGTCAATTTTGAAAATATTACAAACTTAAGTTTTGATAAAGCTACCACAATTCGAACACGTATACCACGTAATGGTGATTTGTTTTCACATATGTTTTTATGTATTGATATACCTGATATTTATGCTGATACACAAAATAAATTTAAATGGACTAAAAGATTAGGTGTATCTATGATTAATACTGTAAAAATTTCAATTGGTGGTACTTTAATTGAACAATTATACGGTGAATATATTGATATTGTTCACGAATTAAAAATGTCTGATGAAAAAAATAAATGTTATAATGAATTAATTGGTAATACCCCAGAGTATTATGAACCAGTAGTTGAAGATAAAAGATACCCTAAATCGTCATTTAATAAGTTATATGATGTTAGTGATAATGAATATTTTTTTAATAAAAGATTTGTTAACAGAGATTATTATAATAAACCATCTATTTTAGGTAAAAAATTAAGAATACCATTACCGTTCTGGTTTAATAGAAACATAGGTTTATCAGTACCATTGATTGCATTACAATATCACGATGTAGTTTTAGAAGTTGAATTCAAACCTATTCGTGATTTATATGTTGTTGGTAAACAAGAAATCGTAGAATTAGAACAAGCTTATTACTTAGCTACAGCTGGTAATTTTTCAGCACCAGTTGAAATTAACAATAAGGTTGCGAGATATAAATGGGAACGTCCATCTAACCCAGAGGATGAAATAAAGAATTTTACAAAATTAAATGATAATTCTTGGAATTTTAATCCAACTTTAGATATCAATTATATTTATTTAGATGAAGATGAAAGAAAAATATTTGCCCAAAACACTCAACAATATTTAATAGAAAAGGTTACCAGATACGAAACTATAGGAAACATTGGTAATAAAATTATTCAAATAGAAGCATATCATCCTGTAAAGGAAATATACTTTATAGCTAGACGTGATGATGTTAAAAAGAGAAATGAATGGACCAACTATACAAATCACGATTGGGAAGGTATGCCAGTATACGAACATCAATCATATTATTATAAAGTTTCTAAACAATTAAATCCAGAAAATCCGTTTTTACCATTAGGAATGTTTAGAACTGACCAATTTAGAACAACCGATGTTTGGCTATATGCATTTGACCAACCTGACATAAGTGGTGGTATTCATTTAGCAGCAAAAAATGTAATAGACCCACCATCAGATGATTTGTTTGTACCATATGAAGATGCTTATACTAATGAAACTATAACACAATTTTTATACAATTGGAGATATAGAAACCTTGACCAAATACCGGTAATCGATGTAAATAATTTTAAAGATTTTGATAATCGTATTGTTAAAAATATAGAAATTAAGTTTAATGGTAATAGTAGATTAGAATCGAAACCATATGATTATTTCCATAATCAACAACCATATATACACCATAACAATATACCTAGAGAAGGTATTATGATATATTCATTTGCAATTGAACCAGAGGCATACCAACCAAGTGGTGCTTGTAATTTTTCACATATTCAAAAATTAGAATTTAATATAGAATTCAAGGATTTGATTTCAACTGAATTGGCTCCGTATAATAATGTAAAGTATGATATGGATTTTTATTTTATATCTTATAATATATTCCAAGTTATGGGTGGTATGGGTAGTTTGGTATTCGGTAATTAAGATTTATACGTATATAAATGTATAAGAATATCTGTCTATATTATAAAAAAATATGGGTGGAGGATTAATGCAATTAGTAGCCATAGGTGCCCAAGATGTATACATTACAGGTAACCCACAAATAACTTTTTTTAAATTTATATATAAAAGACATACAAACTATGCAATTGAATCTATTGAACAATCATATAATGGTGAAGCAGATTTTGGTAAAAAGATATCTGTCGTCATTGGAAGAAACGGTGATTTACTAGGACAAATTATTTTAGAATTAGACGTTGGTATAAATATTAATTCCACCGATACTAATTCGGATTTAGTTGGTGATTATAAATGGTCCGTTAAAAGCAATGATTTTCAAGGTTGGTTATTGTGTGATGGTCGTTTCTTAGATAAAAGGGAATATGTTCGTTTATTTAATAAAATTGGATATAGTTTTGGTTCTGATTTAAGTAATAATAATTTATTTAGAATACCCGATTTAAGAGGTAAAACTGCATCAGGTATCAATGATGGTTCTGGCGGTTTATATGAACAATTCAATAGTAATACTGTTAATTTATCAAATAATACATTTACATTACAAAATAATATTGATAAATGGTTGACTGGACAAAAAGTTGTACTTTCATCATCTGGTACGATGCCAATTAGTATATTACCAAATATGGTTTATTATTTAATTCGTATTAACTCGAATACATATAGACTCGCTGAAACTGAGAATGATGCAGTTCAAGGAAATTATATTGCATTCGTTACACAAGGAACTGGTATTTATACTATTAGAAGTGTATTAAATAATAGAGGTTTGGGTAATGAAGTTGGTGAGGATGCTCACGTATTAACAATTAGCGAATTACCATCACATAAACATAATATTGATTTATCAGGAGTCCATACACACTATGGATATACTGACCCATCTGGTGAACACAATCATATTTATTATACTGGTAAAGATGATGGTTCATTACTCAATTATGAAGGGTTTAAACCACCGGGTGATGGTACTGAAAATAATAGAGAATTACCAACAAGTTTTAATGGATTACATCAACATACATTCACAACTGACCCAGATGGTTTACATACACATAATATGCAATTTACAGGTGATTCTAATAGTCATAGCAATATGCAACCTACTGTATTTGTAGGTAATATGTTTATTTTTGCAGGAAACCATACAGAATACATTAAAAATTTCTCAATGTTAAAGGACTATTTAATTCGTTGGGGATTTCAATTAATAGACTTTGTTGACTTAGAAATTGGCGGCCAACCTATTGATAAACATTATGGGGAATGGTTAGACATATGGACTCAATTAAGTTATACCCGTGAAAAGTATGAAGAATTATTATCTATGTTAAATACAAGTTTATTCGCATCTGAACAACATCATTTATATGATAAAACAGCGAAGTTATATATTCCTTTACAATTCTGGTTTAATAGAAATCCAGGAGTATATTTACCATTGATTGCATTACAATATCACGAAGTTAAAATTAATATTCAATTCAATTTAAAAAATATTGTAAATACTGCTTGTCCAAAAACTTCAAATATTATTAAATTTAATAATTTTAATTATAATCAAGGTTCATATGATAAATCAATGTATATTGAAAAGATTGTTGATTTGAAAGTATATTGTGATTATGTCTTCTTAGACACGGATGAAAGACGTAATTTTGCACAAAATGACCATGAATATTTAGTCGAACAAGTACAGACAAGTGGTGTAATGAAAAATACTCATCAAATTCTCGAACTACCATTGGTATTAAGCCATCCTTGTAAACTATTGGTTTGGAGAGCACAAAGAAATAATCCAACCTTTCAAGACAATCCAACTGGTTCGCCATACAGCGATAAATATTTTTTAGGACATTCATTTGACTATTCTGCTATAGGAGGTAATTCACCGGAAGAGAATCCAGAATTTTTTGAAAATCCTGATATTATTAAATATGCAAAACTAGTATTAAATGGTGTTGATAGATTCAAAGAAAGAGAAGGTACATATTTTAGAGTAGTACAACCTAATCAATATATAAGTAGTCAATCATCCGGTTTATCTTTTTTTAATAATAACTATAGTCGTTATGCAACTAATTTCTATTTATATAACTTTGGAATTAAAACAGATGATTCTCAACCATCCGGTACTTGTAACTTTTCAAGAATAGATAATGCATTATTATATTTACGTGTTAATCCATATTCATCTACTATTGAAAACTCAAACAAAATTCATAGTTATAATTATCGTTATCATGCTATGAATTATAATGTTTTGAAAATTAAAAGTG